ACACAGTGTCTCGGGCGTAACTCCTGCACTCGCCGCAATATATCACAACGTCATGCCCTGCGTCCTCAAGAGGGCCTGCCTCCTGCTGACGGACAATCCTGCAACAATGCGGGAATCGCGGATTATTGACTTTGGTTATCATCTGCACCTGCGGATTTTACGGAAGCCTGTGCCCTTGAAGCCCCATTGCGGGGCAGAGGAACTGAGCAGTTCGTCCTCTACCCCCCATTTGTCAAACAGGGCTTTGGCGATGCGCCACAGGCCAACGCGGTCTTGGTAAGTCCATGAACTCACTTTTTCGGAGTGTTCCCAGTCGCCATCCTTGTCGGTGACACTCTGGGAAGTACCCATCCCCGGCTGGAGATAGAGAATGAGGTAGGCATACGCCAAATCACGCTCTCTCTCTGAAAGGTCAAACTCGCTTACATCAGGGTCAATACCAGTCTTGAAGAGGATATTGGTGATAATGCTCTCTGAGATTGCCACACCAGGAAACAGCCCATTGATGTATTCTATCGCGTTTCGTGAGTTCTCGGCCATCGCTACTCGTCAGTTAAGGGTTACTCATCGTCCTTCCAGACGGTGACGATACCATGCTCACGCAAGTTGTTGAAGACGGGGCCTGCAAACAACTCGCAGTCAACGGTGTTGGCGATGTTGGGACGCTCACGCCAGCTATTCAGCACGACGATGCGGCCCTCAACCAGCGCGTAGAGGTCGGCCTCGGTCTGGCCACCCATGCTCATGCGGTCCTTGAGGATGCTGTTCATGCACTTCATCTCGAAGGGGCGGAAAGACCTTGTAGAAGCAACAAGGTTGTGCTCGTCGAAAGCGGGGGCATCGACAACGGGGCGACCGTCCTCCTCGTGGCGCGACTTGTAGTCAATCACCTCGAAGGGCCAGATGCCCAGCTCATCGCGCATGAAAGCGAGCAGGGTGCTCTGGGGAACGCGCAGGTCTGCTGTGTTGCCGCTGGTTGCGTAACGTGCAGCATAAGCGCTCTTGACACTGGGATGGGCAAGCATCATGCGGAACAGCTTCTTGCTGACCTTCCAGTGGTCAAGGCCCAGGCTCAACTCGTCGGTGTAGTAGTCCTGGAACGTGATGAGGTCTTCAACGACATCGGCGTTCGCATTGGGAACGAGGGTGCGGCTGCCAGCGGCACCAGTCCAGGTGAACCAGTCGGCGGTGGGGGTTACAAAGTTCTCGTCGGGAATCTCGAACTTGAAGTCGTAACGTGCTCCGTCAACGGGGATGTCGTGGATTTCACCAGTTGACATGGCCTGGAAGGTCATGTAGTTCAACTCATTGTGAATACCGCCGAGCATGTTGGTGGAGTTCTGCACGAAAGAGTCGATGAGCTTGTCGCCGAACGACATGTCGCTCAACTTGGCTGCCTTGCGCAGGGTGATGAAATCGTCCTGGTCGAGCTGGAAGCCGTGACCAATCTTGGGCAGGGTGCCGCCGTAAACGCCCCAGCCCTCGGTGTTACGCAGGGGCTTGGGTGAGTGCGAACCCAGCACGGATGCACGGACAAGGATAGGGGTCTTGGTCTGAGACTGTACCCACTCGCGGTCGTCGGTAGGCGTTCCCCAGTTCGCATAGCGCTTCCAGAGGGCACCGTTGTACTTGGCGTTAGCGTTGTCCAGCAGGTTGCCGAACTCCTCGGCGGTGACGAACTTGCCGAGGCTGCCAATCTGATAAAGGCTTGAATCTCTTAATGTTGCCATAAATCAGTCCTCCTTTTTTACTTGCGGTTAGAGAATTTGAACACACAGTCGGCGTCCTTGAGAGCCTTCTTCACGAGGTCGGGGATAGGAACGATGCGACGCTCCAGGATGGGAGCGTCTGCGCCCCAGACGGCATCACCGTCGAGTGCGTAAGCGTCCTCATCGACACAGGTGTCATAGGGGGTCAGACCGTTGGGGATGACCTTGATCTTGCTGTCAGAGCCAGCCTCGACGATGACTGCCCCAGCCGAGCCGACAACATTGTCCACGGTGAGCACATCGACATCGCTTGCGCTGCTGTCGATGGCACTGATGGTTGCCACGGTCTGGGCTGCGGTGGCCAGGCTGTTGCCGAGAGCCATCAGTTTCATGCCGACCTTTGCACGGGTTCCCTCTACGTCCTTGTTCACGGTGATGGTGTGCTTGGTGCTGTCAACGGCCTTGACGCTGAAAGCGTACATGGGCACGATGGTGCGCTCTACCTCATCGACCTTCACGGGAGTGAACGCGGGCAGGACGTTTCCCGATGCGGGCAGGACATCCAGCGAGGGGAACTTGAAGCCGCCGTAGTACATCCAAGGGAGGTTGTGGCCCTCGTATGCCTTGCGGACACCGCCAATTTTCTTGGAGAACTTGACGTAGTTGTTGATTGTTCCGTTGTAACTCATAGTTAATCTGTTTTGTTTTCTTTTGTTCGTTTACACGCTGTGGCAGTGTCACTTGGCGAAACGCGCCTCGGTTTCTTTGGCGTAGTCCTCCGCGTCCTTCACCTGCTGCTGCACGCGCTCGATGTGGCTCTTGACGATTGAGCCAGAGCCGCCGCCGCTGCCTCCTGCGCTTTCTCCGCCGAAGGGCTTGCCACCGTCGCCGTAGTAACGCTTGTAGCGCTTCTCGTAGGCGGCCACTGCGGTCTGCTTGAAATCTTCCAGGCTGGGCTCGTCGCCGTAGTCGATGCCGTCAAGGGCATCGTCGATGCAAGCCTCGTTGCCCGCTTTCAGGTCGAGCAGGTACTGCTTCAGGGCAGACTTGACGCTGCCGATTCGCGCGGTTTTTTCCCGCTCTTTCTGCGACTCGGTGAGTTCCTTGATGGTGTTCTTGAAGTCCTCAATCTGCTTGTCTCTCTCCTTGAGGGCATTCTCCATGAAAGCGCGCATACGCTCCTCCATGTCATCGGGATTGTGGTCAGTTTTGCTGCCGTCACCATTGCCGTCGCCTTCACCACCTTTGTCACCTCTGTTTTCCAGGGTCTTCTTGAACTCCTCGATTGCCTTTGCCGTCGCGTCGGCTATGCGGGCATCCACATCTTTCTGGTGCTGTGCCTCGTATTCGCTCTTGTAGCGCTCGGTGAACACCTTGTCGTCATGGCGCTTCTGCCCTGCGAACATCTTCAATGCCGCAACGGGGACTTTCCATGTGTCATCGGTGATTTCATCGTCTTTCTCGAACAAAGACAGGTAGTTCTCTGCAAACCCGTCAAACGTCTTGTCGCTGATGACCTTTGCATCGTCTTCTCCGACACGGGTCCTTAATTCTTGAATGAGAATGTCTTTCTGCATTATGTTTTCCAGTTAGTTTGTTTATTGCCGCCTGGTGGACGTCTCTCATCCTGCGGCGGGATTTTATTCGCAAAATTAAGGAAACCAACAATATAAACATTATATGGTTGTTGGCTAACTGGGGTGGCTAATTTTGCCGCAGCGATCTTCGTTTTCCTTTAATACATAACTTTGCGAAAATATCAATTTATAACATATTGACTATGGATTTTACACAGGGCACCACAGGACTTAAAACAACACTTGGATCCCCTATCCTGTCGCTCGAATATATCACAAAACTGAGGGAAAGCGAGGACGGCAAGAAAAACTCTAAGTGCTTCATCGCGCAGAACGGCGCACAAGAGCGCGGACTTGGAAACTGCGCCGACATCACCGTATTCGGGGGCAACCGAGGAGGAGGTAAAGCAAACACCTACAACACGAAAGTGGTAACGCCTAGCGGGTACAGGAAAATGGGCGAGCTGGAAGTGGGCGACCTCATCTGCACACCTTACGAGGGAATACAGAAAGTGAGTGCCATATACGAGCAGGGTGAACACACCTACTACTCGTTCTACTTCGATGACGGGACGAGAATCGACTGTATGGACAACCACCGTTTCTGGGCAAGGATCTCGCCAGACGAGGACTTCCGCGAAATGGGAGCCAGGGAGATTATGAATCAATACGTCATCGGAGCACAATACCCGATGTCAAAACGCGTCGGCGTCCAGCATTTTGTCGAGATACCGCTGTGCGGCGAGGTAAAGATGAACGAGAAAAAGACCGAGCTCGACCTGCCGATACACCCGATGCTGCTGGGATATTCGTGCGGCGACGGATGCTTCCACTTCGAGCAGTCTGGAATACCGCTGTACAAACAAAAATTCTATCCAGCGAGACTGTTCACGATGATGGGCATGAAAGTGACCAAGAACAAAATCAACGGGAAATACTATGTTCGCGGCATCCCCGACGAGGCGAGACGCAAAATCACCCGTAGCAGGATGAACAAGCTGGCATTCGTGCCCGATGAGTACAGAACGGCATCAGTCAAGGCTCGCTGGGCATACATCAAGGGCTTCATGTACCACAACGGCAAGTCGCAGAAGAAACATCCCTATGTCGAAGTGCCGAACAAGAAACTCATCGAGCAGGTGGCCGACATTGCCCGTTCACTTGGCATCTGGGCAAAAATATCACAGGTGGAGGATGACCCTGAACGCGTAGGCTATTGGCGCATCAGTTTCATAGCCCCTAACGATGCTGACATGTTCTTGAAGATGTGCTACCAGGACAGGGCGCACTACAATGCAGACACGCCGACAAGGCCGACATCTGACAACATCCTGACGAAGAAAATCATCCGCATCACCAAGCCGAAGGAAAAAGCGAAATGCCGCTGCATCACCATCACTGGCAAGCACCACCTCTATCTCACCGAGGGATTCAACATCAACCACAATACGGTGACGATGCTCATGGAACCGCTCTATGACATCGCCAACAAGCACTTCAACGGCATCATCTTCCGTCGCAACAAGGATGACTTCGAGAACATCATCAACGAGGGCGGGCGGTGGTTCCGGCAAATCGGCAAGTACAACAAGAGCAAGGATGATATGACGTGGAACTTCCTTTCCGGGGCGAAACTAGGGCTGGACTACTACGATATGCCGATGTCGGACTTCGACATCAAGTACCGCGGACAGCAGTTCGCCTACATCGGCATCGACGAGCTGCCGCAGATGCCATTCGAGATGTTCAAGTTCATACAGACCTGCAACCGAAACACGGTCGGCGTACACTCGCGCATACTCGGCACATGCAACCCCGACCCGCTGAGCTGGCTGCGCAAGTTCCTGGACTGGTGGATAGGCAAGGAGGACACCATCTATTCCGACGGGAAGAAACACCCAGAGCTGAAAGGCTTCGCCATACCAGAACGAAACGGTGTCGTGCGCTACTGCTACATGCCCGACAACAGCGTGGACAACATCATCTGGGGCGACACGCCCGAAGAAGTCTATGCGCAATGCCGTGAACTGATTGACGACGCATGGGATGAGAGCTGGGCGAAGCTGGGCTACACCAAGACATCGTTTTTCGTCAAGTCGGTGACGTTCATCAAGGCTTCGCTCAACGAGAACAGGGCGCTGTTGAAGAACGACCCTGGCTACATCGCCTCGCTGCTTAACCAGCCGCCAGAAGTCAGGGCGAGGGAGTTTGACGGGAACTGGGATGTCATCAAGGCGAGCGACGACCTTATCCAGCCGATGCACATGGACAAGATTTTCCAGAACGCGCACATGCTCGGCGACGGCGTGCGCCGTGCCACATGCGACATCGCAGGTACTGGCGGCGACAACTGCGTGACGTGGTTCTGGATCGGCTGGCATGTGGCCGACGTCTATGTCTGCCGACGCGACCCCTACACCACCACCGAACTGCTTGCCGCAAAGCTGCGCGAGTGGGGCGTGCTGGAGCAGAACTTTTCATACGACCTCAACGGCATGGGACAGGTGCTCAAAGGGGCTTTTCCGAAGGCTGTGCCGTTCAATAACCTTGAAGCGGTTGACCGACGCGACAAGAATCTCTATGACAACAAGAAGTCACAGTGCGCCTACAAATTCGCCGAGCGCACCCAGCAGTGCGGCTGGAGCATCGAGAACTCGCTTCTGAGCCGCAAGTATAAAATCGGCAAGGATGTGCGCACATTATATGACATCCTGCAACTGGAGCGCAAATGCGTGCGCCAGGACATGAGCAAGCAGGACAAGGGCTGGTGCATCATCCACAAGGAACAGATGAAGAACAAGTCCATCGTAGGGCACTCGCCCGACTTCTTCGAGGCGCTTTTTATGCGGGAAATCTTCGAGCTGAAACACTCGGTCAGCGTGCCCAACTGGGCGAAGGGAGCTTCTAAGCACATGCGTATCACAAGACTTTCACCACGATAACACA